CTTGAGGGTAGCGAGCAGCCAACTTCAAAGTATTAATATAAAGGACTTCATCCAGACGCACATCCAAAGCAAGACATGCTTGAGCAACATACCACATGATATCACCCAACTCCTTTGTCAGATGCTCTTTGTTTGCATCATCATAGGGTTTGCCTTGAAACTTAATCTTCTTAACAATCTCTGCAAATTCACCACCTTCAGCAGAGATACCAGAAGCAGCAGTATCTAGACGTGCAATATTACACTTTGCTTTATCCAACTCCCGATACCTTTCAATCAGAGTATTCAGATCTTTGCTGGGATCTGAAGTAACACGATCAACAAACGAAGCATACTTATCCAAATCGACAGTAAACTTTTGTGGGACCTTAGAATCTGCTTTATCATCACGATCCTTAAGACGCTCTTTCAAACGCTTCTTAGACCTAGGAGCACCTTGAAGATAATCATCACCCAACAATTCTTCTGCACTTTGAGGAACGTCGTCAGAAACTTCCTTAGCACCTTCTACTGCTGCTTCAACCTTGTCCCGTGCTCGACTATTAATTTCTTCAGCGGCGGCGTCTGCTGCACCACTATCGTTAGCATCATTAGTGTAATTAATCTCGGTCATAATTAAATCTTGAATCCTGTGAATTTTTCTTTGGTCTCGGTAAAGGTTGATCCTGCACTACCGATGTTACCAGCATCGATAATATCGTCTTGCTCAGACTGATCACAATCATACAACCTCATCTTCGCCCTGTCAATACCAACAACAAAACGTTTGAATACTGTAGGGTCATTATATCTATTCTTCAATTGCTTGACCATAATCTGACCCATCTGCTCCATGTCTTCTGTAGAAATAAGAGCAATCATAAGGTCAGCAGTGGCTGGAAGTCCGAAGGATTCCGATGTGTCTGTAATATCCACATCACTATTACCATAACCACTACGAGTGGTTTGGGTAGCAGAAACGATAGGGACATTATGCTCACCAGCAAGTCCCCTCAACTCCTCAGCAATTGCTTTCACATAGGTATATGAGTTAACAATAGTGCCTTTATATCGAGATGAAGCACAAATGTTTAGATAGTCAATGAAAATAATATCAGGTTGAAATCCTTTCTTCAAAGACAACTCATTTAAGAGTGCCTTGAAGTGTCCAACATGAGCAGAAGCAGTGGGGTATTCTTTAATAACAAGTTTACCCTGAGTCTTTTTCTTCAACCTATCCATTCTAGCCGTATAGTGATCCTTAGTGAAGATAGGGTCACTCAGTTGTTGGATCGGGAGGTCCAAAAGGTTGGCGTCAATTCTTTCAGCAATGCGCTCTTCTGCCATCTCCATTGTAATATAGAGAACGTTTCTCCCTTGGAGCAGCACGGAGCTAGCGACATGGCACATGAATAAAGACTTGCCGACACCTGTACCAGCAAGCGCGATATTAAGAGTTTTGTTAGGTAAACCACCTTTTGTGATTTTGTTGAGATATTCGATATCGAAGGGGATCTTCTCTTCGGTTCTATGATAGAAGTCATATCGGTCATTGGCATCTTGAATGTAATCGTGTCCTACATGGTCATCAAAACACACCCCAAGTGCCTCACTCATGATGTGAGGAATGGCGTCTTTACTACGAGTCTGGTCTTGACCGTCTGCGATCTTAACCGACTCCATTAGTGCCAAGTATATAGCACGTTCTTTACACCACTTTTCTGTGGTGGCAACTAACCAATCTTCATTGTATTGATCGTGATCTAGGTTATCTAAAAATTTTTCAATGTCATGGAAAACTTCTTCACTAATATCACGACGTTTTTCAACTTCGATCTTTAATGCATTGGGCTCTGGTGTAGTATCATACTCACTAATATACTCACTCAAGGTGTTGAATAGTATACGATTAGTAAGCATGTCAAAGTACTCATCCTTAAGGAAGGGTAGCACTTTACGACAGTAATCTTCTTGGAGAATTAACTTACTTAGTGCAACTTCTTCGATCTTTAAGCTCATTGATAATGTAGATAAGTGGTGAGAATGTACTTGTCATCACTCTTAGGAGTGATTCCTGCATGTGGGTATTGCCATGTTGGTGGAAACATGACTATCCTACCACGTTTTGCTTTGACTGCATAGTCACAGTATTTGAAATATGTTTCTCCCCCATCTTCAACATCATTCAGATAGCAGAAATATGTGAGAAACCTACGAGCAGATGGATAGTCACCCACATCAATATGCTCGTCAAACTTACCATCATTAGCAGAGTATTTTACAACTTTGATTTGCTCTAAACCATTCTTCTGCGGCATATATTTCTCACAGTCAACATCAATGATGTATTGCTGACCACATGCTTTCAATGCAGTAACGATCTGATTCTGCATGATACCCCACTCATGATCATTAGCATTTTCTGCTAAGTCTGTCATATTCAATGCTGCAAATTTAATTGCAGGCTCATCCATTAAAACTTTATTACTATCTTTATCGAAATTATAAATGATATTCCTACAAAGATTTTCATCAAGAACGTCATCGTAGACTTTAATAAAATTCTTAAGATCCATAACAAAACTCCTGCTCAGCTGCCTTATCTAGTTGTGCCATAATTTCAGGTGTGAAGTATTTCTCAGGGTCGGCAAGAATAGTTTTAGGATAGACAGAGGATCCATCAATCTTGATACGATTACCAACACGATCAAATACTCCATACTTTTCACCCAACTCCAAGAGTCCATAGTATCGATCAAGTCCTCTATCATCATAGAATAATCTAGTTTCAACTGTAGTATTCTCTTTTGTCAGTCTAGACTTTGCTGTCTTTGCTTTGATGATATTACCTACAATATCGGTGCCATCTTTTTCTTTCTTCTTACCCAGATAGATGATAGTAGAAGCAGCATATTTCAGACCACTACCACCACCCATCTCTTTGGTAGGGACATATGCACCAACAACATCATAAGTATGATTAGTAACAATCATAGGCACGTTTGCTTTACCTAGTTTTAGGGTTAGCACACGGAAAATAGACTTGACCACCTGAGCACGGGTCATATCTCTGGTCTCTTTACCTGCTTCAGAGTCTTCAATCTCCTTAGTAGTTGATAGCATACCTAAGGAGTCAAGCACAAACAACAAAGGTTTGCGTTTATCTGCAGGTTGCTCAAGATACTTATCAAGTATACGAATTGCTTGCAATCTAAACTCTTGTACCGTAGTGACAGGCACAACAACCATACGCTTACTGTCAATGTTTCTCGTTTCAATCATCTCACGAGAGATGGCAGACTCAGATTCAAAATAAATTACACCTGCATCAGGATCAGTCTCAAGAAAATGCTTAACAATACCAAGACAATAAAAAGTTTTACCAGTCGAGGACTCGCCAGCAATTGCTGTAATTTTATTCGATGGAATACCACCGTATATAGATCCAGATACTAGAGCATTAAAGATGTAGGATCCAGTATCAATGTAAGCAGTTGTATCACCTGCCGATACGCCGTCAGAAACTAAACCAGCATATTCATTATCAATTTCTTTTACAATGTCCGATAAAAAATTCATGACCAAAGTGCCTCTAATGTGTTTACTTGTTCTGCTTTCCACCCGATATTATCGAGAATTTTCTTGAGAGGATCTAGGAAACTCTTTGTAAACTGTTGGTCATAATCAACTGAGTTGTCAAGACCAAACTCCCTAGGGAGTGTTTGAAAGAAAGATACTACATTCTCATTAATTTTGTTAGGTGTCCTCAAGTGCAGATACTTGATCTTTTCACCCTCTTGAATCAAAGGATATTTGTGGGACAACTTCTTTTTCTTGATCCAAAAATTATATAGAAGTGCTCCCCGCACATGTATAGGGCATGCCTTACCGTAGATAGTAACAGGAGAAGAATTCTTTGCGATATTATTACATCCCCTAGGGAAAGCAATATCTTCTGGTGCCATAGATTCAAATTCCTTACGGAAGTTTTTAATAAATTTTTGAGTTGCTTCCTCACTTCCTGTCATAATAACATTAAGTGCTTCCTTAATTGCTGTGCGGCAGGGTGCAGGAGTAGAAGACTTAACTGCTTCGATGCCCATCATCTTGAGTTTCGGCTCAGCATACTGGACACCTTCACTATTCCACACGTTAAGAATGTATCGCTTCTTAGCAGTCCAGATGCCCTTGTTAGCGATATTCTCACGCTTCATAAACATCTTCTGATCATAAGCACTTACATAGGTTGCCAACGTTTCATAAGAATTTCGTATATACTTCTCAAATTCCACTTCACACACCTTGTCAAGGAACCTAACAATACTCTCATCGCTCGCCTCTCTGCCCTTGAATACCTCGTGTACAAAAGGACCCAGATTGAGATAAATGGAATCAGTATCAGAAGCAATAACATAGTCAACATCCTCAGTTTTCAATAGTTTATTTAAGTATTCATTCATTCGGTCTTCGATCCACCGAATCGAGACCTGACCCGAGAGGGTAATCGCTTCAGCATTTGCCAAAGAGTAGTATCTGAAGTATTGGTTTCCAATGGCACCATAGGCAGAGTTGAGTTGGATCTTTCTTGCCATTTGGATGTTGTTGAATTTTGACACATCCTTTTGTAGTGCCAAGGTCTCTGCAGGTGTGGTGGCATTTTCGAGATTCTGCTTAGAGACCAGCATTCGTTTCTTGTAAATGGTCCTTTCATCATAAATCCTCTGCATCATTTGGGGAAGAAATCCGTGAATGTCTTTACGATATTGAGCACCATTAGCACACACGGCATATTCACTATCAAAAGTTGACTCTTGATTTAGAATTTTATCGACAGTTATCGTAGGGTGTCTCCTCTCAACCAACGTCTCTGGCGAGATGTTGTATTGCATAATGAGGTGAGGGTATAGTGAGTTGAGGTCAAAAGAAACAACCCAGTCATACAATCCTGGAATAGGGTCTTTAACATACGCACCTTCATACTTTTCATCCTTCTTAGAAGTTAGTTTAGGAGGGACAACAATGTTGCGTTTAGTAAGATCATTATAGATCAAAGTATCCCACATACGTACTTGCGAGTATACATCTTCAAAGTTAACCTTAGCATCAAATGCCATGGCAACTGCCAACTCAATGAGTTTCATCTTGTCTTCTAGTTTATCAACTAGATTCACATCATGGATGTTGTATTCAACAAAACGTTGCCAATCAGATGTATAGAAGTCCTTGAAGTTTTCAAACTCCGAGTGGTCCAACTTATTATCATCCAACTCAACCATAGCAATATGATCGAGACGATATGATTCCTGATTGGTGTAGGTAAACTTCTTGTAGAGATCCATGTAATCAAGAATATTGATACCTGTCAACTCATATGCAAGGTTAGTCCTACCTTTAACCTTAATCTCCCGATCAATCACCCTATTCCAAGGCGAGAGACTCTTCTTCCACTTCTCTCCCAATACCCTTTCAATACGGCGGCAAATGTATGGAATATCATAGAAATTACAATTCCAACCTGTCACAATATCAGGGGTATTATGGACCCACCATGCATGGAAATCTGCTAGCATCTCATGCTCTGTCCAGAAGACACGATACTCAACATCCTTAGGAGTAACAAACTCTCTAGTGCCCCAAGTAATAGTTTCCTTAGTATTAAAATTCTTGATAGTAATACAAAGCATTTCCTCTGCCGATGCTTGCACATCAGGGAAACCATTCTCACATGCAACCTCAATGTCAATCGTATAGATCTTCATCTTAGACATGTCATAATCAATTTCACCAGGAAACTTCTGACCGATATGCTGATAGACATACCTTTCATATCCATGGACTTCCATGCCCACAGCATCCATGTACTGATTAACAAACTCTCGTGCTTCACGAGCACCATCAAAACGCTTAGGATAAGCACGTCGTCCATCTAGAGTATGGAAGTCTGATGGTTTAGTTTGTGCAGATGGCACCATAAACATAATGGGAGATGACTTCTCGCGATACTTAACGGGCTGTCCGTTTTCATATCCACGGTAAAGAATGTCATCTCCCAAGAGCACGAGACTAGTATAAAAATTACTCATTCACCTCTTTGTACTTTACCACGATAGTGGGGGATGGATCCAGTATAGTCATAAC